CCTAGAGTACGCGTTTCAAAGTTGTTATCAACAAATTTGTATTTGCTATAAAGGGGTGCCGCAACAGTAAGACTTGGTAGTATACGACCATTTGAAATCGCGGCACCCGCTACATCGTTATCATTTGCAGTAACGAGATTGCGGCGCGACGTATTGGCAGTAGTATTACCAGCATACTGATTATATGCGGTAGTGTTCAGGAATTGATATCCAGAAGTTCTGTTACCCCTATATAGTTTAAAGCTGTCAATAGGTTGGGAAGTCACAACGTTAGCACGCCAATTAATCGATCCTTTAGAAGCTATAAAACAACCACTCAACCAAGTCATAGGAGTCCAGGAAACCCAATTGTAAGCCTTATTACCTGTAGCACGAATACTAACAGCTAAGTCAGGTCCATTTGGATCAAATCCAGGATATCTAGGTTGGCGAGCAAAGCGAGAACCAACATTTGCGGTAACATCGGTGACCACAGCAGCATCATCTGGAGTAAAAACTGAAAGAATATTAAATCTACGCACAAGAGTACGTAATGATTTAACACATTCACCGTGATAATCTAGATAAAGGCTCTCAGGTGGCCGTGATGGTTCCAAGGCCATATATGTCTCATCTTCTTCAGAAGCATCATAATTAAGGGTTTCACCTTGTGGTGCATACGGTGATAATCTCTTATCTAAATCAGGGTATCGAGGACAAGCGAATTCCATATTTTCTGCACCCCTAACAAAAACTAACACAGTAACTGTGGAAGTGGCTATTGGTGCTGAAAGGTCAGTCAAACATCTGACTGTAAGAATACCATTCTCGAAATTATTTTTAGTAAGAGGTACAGTTCCAAAGCGATTATTTAAACCCATTGGACTATCAAGAAAAGCCGTGGGTTGCATATAAGGAATAGTTATAGACACATCTGAACATTCAGCTATGTCAACAATTTTGGTGAAAACTTCGGTTGTACTATCTATCGTGTTGGCGATATCGCCAACAGGATCCCAACTAATTCTCACACGACCTCTATGAAATTGCGATGCTATAAATTTCAAACGAATCGTTATATCACCACGCCAGTAAGCAAAAAGCTTACTGACCATATATAGTGGGGTCGTGTAAATTATTGATTGGGTTGGTCCAGTGTAAATAGCAGCATTTTTCTGGTAACCAGGAAAAATTCCTATATTGAATAATAAATCATTCACCACATTAGACGAATCCCAATCAAAGGTAGTTAACAAACATTCTCTCCCAACAAATTTACTAATTAAAAGTTCATCCCCCAAATCAGCTCCCATAGAAGAAGGATCAATTGTTAGTTCATTCTTTGGATCAAGAGTGAGTTTTTCAATAGTTGTACCTATCTCAGGAGATGCATGATGTGGAAGTGGATGAGGCGTGAAAGCATGAACTGGATCAATAACTGGAACATTAGTAAAACCAAATAAACTGGCTACTGACCCAATAGCTGATGATATCATAGATGTGGCCGTCATATATTTCCCAATAACTGGAAGCTTTGAAAGCAATCCAGTTGCATGAGCAATAGCTGAGGCTGGCTGTGATATAGGCCCATTCATACTATATTCGTCACCTTGTAATGATAATTTAACAGTTGGAGCTGTTAGTTCTACAGAGTCAGCCCAAGCAAATACTTGTATATTAACTGAAGTTCCAACTATTGAATTAGCATTCATTAAATTTGTTATAGTTCGCAAGTCTATCTGACCCATGTTAAGCGTGTCCGTATTACTGGTAATATTCATCCATTCCTTATCATAAAAGAAGGGCAATTTGAGATGTCCTCCTTGACTATTAGACGGGTATAGATACACACAAGGTCGTTGCGACTCACAAACATACGTATATCCAGGAGAATAGACAATATTATTAGTAAAATTCACTAAAGGTTGGTATGATGCCATGGCGACTCCATAATGAAATGGAGAGGCATTTATAACAAATTTTAGATGTAAATTACATCGAATTAAATAATAATTATCTAACTTCTTCTTGATAGACGGATGAGAGAAGAAATCATTCCACGGATAGAAGGTATTATCTAATCCACCTCCCATATCCCATTGGAATGTTTGTATTAAAACAGGTCGATTAAGAAAACGCGATATGTTGGCGAGATCGTTAACGTAGACCTGTTGGGTTTTTACTGTGTCAGGAAGATTGACAACAGCTCCAGGAGTGTTGTCATCAAATGAAACAGTGGTTTGTTGCATATTTGAAGTGCCATCTGATGTAGAAGCTTGCATTACTTCAACATCGGCTTGTAAAGAAAATTTTTGTGCGAGTCGGTATTTAAACTGGTGATTAGGCTCAATAGGCACCAGAGTTAAAGGAGTTTTGGCGTCCAGCGGCACCATCCCTGAATAGGGACTTCGGGGAACGCCCGTGCGAGAAGTATTACAATATCCATTCTCACTGAAATCTTCCTCCTTAAAAATTGATTCAGTGCAGTAACTACATTGTAACTCTACATTTTGGTTTTGAATTAAAGACATTGTAGAACATGCCTCAAAGTGAGGTTCTCTTTGTAAGATTTCTCTTTTTTCATCAGGAGATAATTCTATTAAAGATGCAGAATAAAAATCCAAAAGAATTTCATTATAAGTTTGTAATTTATTATTAGGTAAATAGATACCTAATTCGAATCTTTCAACTAACTCATATAGAATTTTCTGCCAGTAGTGGAATTTCTCTCTCCCATGAAGAAACCACTCACGATTCGCGGTATATAAAATAGAGGCACCTTGTTCTTCAACAGATACATCTTTTGAATAGTTCCACGTCATAAGTGATTTCACAATTGAATTCTCATCAAGGGGACCAACAGTATATCCCAATTCCTTATCAAATCTAAACGACCGTTTAAGAAACTGGAGTTTATGAATACTAGTGTATTCAATACTTGAATCGACCTTAGCAGACGAGGTATATTTTAGCCCAAATTTTTTAAAACAGGCTTCTATGGTCACATGATTATACCAAGGAATTGACGGGTCAATATTCTTGATAT